ATTTTTCTTTCCAAAATCAGACCCCACATTTAATAAGACAGCATGATTTATTAATTATCTAAAAATCTCTGCAATGATATTGTATTACATAAATCTTCAAATAACATTAATCATTCTATCTTGAAACTTGTCTTAAACAAGATTACCTCTTTACTCTGCTGAGTCAAACAGCCTAGCCCACTCACTTGTATCACTCATCTTTAACATCGCAGCGTAGTTTCTAACTGGAGCATACCGAATATGACCGCTATTAACATTATGCCGTAACTGCATATTTAGATATTGGATTAGGGGCATCGCGCTGACAGAACTCAAATGCGGGCTCTTTGCCGCCCGCCCCCGCAGAATCACGCTATCCGACGCAACCAGCTGCGACGGATAGCGTGATTTAATTCATTCTTTAGGGTAGCGACCTTCCGCACCCGCCAGCATTTTTTGATATTCCCCGACCGGATCAAACCGCAGGTGCGTGGCATCAATGCCGTGGTTATCCCGTAAATGTTCCCATAATTTATTCACCGTCCGTGACTCATTAGGTAATTGACGCGTTATCAACTGGCCGCCAGCACTGGCTTGATAAAATTTCCCGCCAATCTCCAGACGGCTCCCCATTAACAGCGAAACGGCCTGAATCTCTGAAATCTCAACCAAACACAACGCCGCATCAGCCAGCAGACTGGCAACCGCAGGGGCAAGCGCTGCCCGCCTGGCTTTATCAGCCACCGATCTGGCCTCGGTTTTTTCCACGGCAGAACGCCAGGCAACATCTAATTCGCTCCCTGGTTCATAAGGTGATCCGCTGTGCCGCCTTTTGAATGGTGCTTCACGTAGTCGCCGTATCAATTTGCGCCGCGTTGGCTGGTCCATATTTTCAAAATCGACGATTTCCTCTTCTGATTCTTCTGTAATACCCTCCACACCAGGCGAAAAATCGGTGATTTTTTCGTCTTCCGTAGAGTTATTGACAGAACTCCAAGCGTCGCCGGTTGGCGACGGCAAAAGGTCAACCCCCAAACCGGGGCCGCTTTTGGCCCCAGTGACGGTTTTGGATTTGGCTCGAATTTTCCACTTAACCAGACGGGTGCAAATACGGGAGGCATCCCCCAGACGCGGCGACCAGACCCCGAAAACCTTTTCGGGGATCTCACAATAAGCATTCATTTCATCAGCGGGCTGATAGGCCAGACGTACGACATAGTTTTCTCGCGGGATCAAAACACCACCCTGGCGGATGATGTAAGTAGCAAAGCATCCGACATCGGCAGCGGCGCAAACCGCATCCATTGCAGGATCCACAAGCAATGGCGCACCACGTTTGAAGGTACTGTCAATTTTCTGTCGGGTCGTGATCTGATTACTAAGTTTGCGCAGCTCGCGGTAAACCGATATGGGCGGCTGTCCGATGGGCTGAAACTGGCGGATACGGTGAAGCGATGCCCAGGCCATTGCATATTTGGCGCTTTCATTCAGCGGCTTGCCGCTTTCGTCGTCCAGTTCACCGGCCAGCGCGTGGCCGTCGATATTCTTCGAAATGTATTTAGCGATGTATGCCGTTGCTGACCCTTTCCGTGGGTCCATTTTTTTTGACTTGAAACGAGCGCCGGTATTGCGGCCCAGCTCGTCGCGGTCTTCCGCAATGAAGTAGGTGCGAAGGATCGCAACCGTGGCTTTGACTTGCTCTTGTGGCATAAACAGCAACGCGTGCCAGTGTGGTGTCCCATCGTGATGCGGCTCGGCGACACGGAAGCCATAAGGGCGCAAATCTTCGCGTTTCAGTTTGGCGGTTGCCCGGTTCCACACACGGCATAAATAGCACTGCGCCTGGGCGACGGTGGAATGATTCCATTTGGCGTTATGGTGGCCGGATGCAATATTACTGTGATATTTCGACGGGCAAGTGATTGTCAGGAAGATGCCAACATCGCCGCGACTTTGGGCAACAAGCTCAACCCCAGCCATTCGGGCCATAAGCTCATGGCGACGAATAGCCGGGTTTGACGTGGATTTATTAATCATGTCCTCAAGTGAGGAAACGTTGCCGTCTTCGTCTACCAGTTCATGACTTTTGAAAAAATCCCGGTTTTTACGGCGCTGTTCCTGCCACTCGATCAGGCTGGAAGCGCTAACGTATGCGTGCGCTTTTTTATTTACCGCGCCAACGGCTCGCAGCTGGTTTTCGCGCCAGTCACAACGCAGGCGCCAGATTTTGCGCCCCCACCAGTCAGGCGAAGCCATACGCAAAATGGCCGTACATATCCGATCACGTTCCCACGGCGCATACCATGCAGGCGGCACAATGCGAAGCGCCAGCATTTCGCGGCCCAGATGACAATAAAGCCAGTCCAGTTCTTCGACGTTCATGTCGGAAACATTCTGTCCCAGGGCTTCGCATTCCGTCCCCAGCATTTCAGCCATGCGGCTGGCGATCTCATTAGCGGCGCTTAGTGCTTCCCGCTTTGTGAAATCAGCCAGCCGTTGCCAGCGCCCGAACCAGTACGCGGCCAGTTCGCCGGTGATATCAGGCGAAACACCTTGCCTTGTGCGCACAACATCAAGACGCAGCAATGATTTTTTCACTGTCCCCATAAGAAAATCATTGGTGTGTCTGGTTTCACGGTTGACCCGTAACCACTCAATTTTTTTACGCCAGACTTCACGAATGAAGAACGGCTCTGATAATAAACGTGCTTCGACACCTTCTGGCGTATTGGCCCAGGCTGCCGCCGTGGCTTTAGCGGCTTCCATTTCTTGCCGGATTATATTTTGATGGGCGGCCAGTGGCAGGCCGCATGGTTCGTACCTGTCCAGCGCCTGGATGAGCGCATCACGGTCACGAACTTCGGCGGGATTGTAACCGGCACGTTTGAAGATGTGATCGATATGTTTTTTTACGGCAGGATGATGCGCCACCGCCCCAGCAAGCGGGGCGATTTTTTTCGGTTCATAGATGTACGGGCCAACAGCTGGACGCGGTGCGTTCCAAGGCCATGCGAAAGCGTTAGTCATTCACATATGCCCGTAGAAGTCGCAACCTTGAGAATACCGATCACCTCACTGGCGGCCCCTCGGGTAATGGCGTTCGCGCTGACAGAACGGTTAACGCTAATTTCCTGGAAGTTGAAAGAGCGATAAATCTCGCAGGTGGCTGGGGTGTCGCTATTGGACAGGATCACCGGCGAACCAGTAAGGCGGTTAATATCCAGCAGAGCGGCAGCTAACTGGCGATGCTCTTTAATCCCAAACGGGGCGGTGTGGTATTGGGTGAAATTAGCGGTTTCGCTTGTTGGCAGGTATGGCGGATCGCAATAGATAACCGCGTCACTACCAATCATGATTTTTAACGTGCTCTGGAAATCGCAGCACACGAAAATAGCTTTCGTGTCGTTAGCTTTTTCAGAGAATAAACGGATTTGTTCTTCCGGGAAGTAAAGCGGGGTTTTGTGACGCCCAAAGGGAACGTTATATCCACCCTGTTGGTTGTAGCGTACTACGCCGTTATATCCGTGACGGTTCAGGTAAAGAAATTGTGCTGCACGAAGAATCTTGCCCGCGTCCGGCCCATCTTCAAACACACTGCGCAATGACAGTAGGTCACGGGCGCGGGCGTTGAAATCATCGCGGATCCACTTATAGCCGTCTTTATCGCCGTACACTTTAAACAGTGGGCGAGCAGCGTCGATCACCGCATCAGGCCAGCGGGTTATCTGGCGATACAGGTTAATTAAATCTGGGTTGATATCACCCAGGATATAACGGCGATATTCAGTATTGAGGAAAACAGAAGCACCGCCGACAAACGGTTCCACCAGGCAATCGGCTTTCGGCAGAATCGGCAGCAAATCAGGCATAACGCGGCCTTTACCACCGGGCCATTTAACGAGAGATCGAATCATTTTTACTTTCTCCAGGGTGCAAGAAGCCCGACGCGTTAGCGCCTGTTTCTTTTTTGTGGGTAGTTAGTTGTTAATTTACTGCGTTATCTGGCGCGGGTGGTTTGTCGCGTATCGCCTGAATTTCGGCGCGTGGTGCGGCGTAGTCCTCAAATTCCCACGGCATTGATGCTGCAAATTCGGAAAGGCGCTTAATGCCCATCAAAAGGCACGTTTGCTCCTTTTCGGTTAGATTTTCGTAAGTACAACCCAGCTGTTTGGCGGTCAGCTTCGGCATTCCGGCTATGTATCTGGACGCATCGTTTGCCAGGATGAAAATCACCTTTTTACAGGCATCATCCAGGCGGTTAAAACGGGTTGCAGTGTCGTTCACGCGTGAGACGTTCAAACTTGCTTGCAGTCGAGCCCGTTGCTCTAAGAACTGGCGACGGCCTGGCTGTTGTCCTGTCTTATCCATCAACATAACCACCTCCCCGAACTACGCAAAGATGCCCATTAAGCGGGAAAACCAGCGGCGCTTATTACGCGGGCGCGACATAAACGGTACACGGCAGTTTTTAACAAATTGAACATCTGCCGCTTTAGGCTGGAAGAACCGCCCGTCCGGGGTTTCAATCCAGCCGCGTTGATGCTGACGGTGGGTGATCTGCTGGCCGTGGGTGAGCAGGCTGGCGAGTGAAGGGCACTGTGTTAAGTCCATGTTGATCTCCGTCATATTGAAAAGATGCCGGGATATAACCCCACGCCCGGCACGTGTTTCCTGTGATAACATCGCTATGCCTGTGTAACTTTGAGCAGTGAATCAGGCATAACAATCACCAACACAGAAGGAGTTGTAATGAAATTCAATGTGTTTTTTAAAAAAGACCACGGATCACACTGGGTACTTTCCGATGGTTCCCCCCTCTTTGAAAGTCCACTATTTGAAACAAGACCTAAAGCCATTGATGACCTTGAGAACTTTGTAGGCCTTATGGAATCGCCAATTTTTATTAAGGCTGGTGACGATATTAATTCTGGCGATACAGAAAACTGTCCATCTGTAGTTATTTCTTTAAAACAGCATGAATCGCTATGGGGCTGGGAGTTATTTATCTCAAAAAATGGACAACTGTCTAAAGTTACCGAAAGTTCAGGTAATGGCTTTGACTCATTAGAATTAGCAAAGCAAAGTGCCCAGTTTTTTATTAATGCCATTATCGACGCTCCTATTCTGGATCAAGCCGATGTCGCTATCCCCGGTATGCACTTCTCAAAATCTTTCGAGGAAACGCACCACATTGGTGACATTCACCCATCCAGTAAATGGTTCAAATAATCCATCACTGCGGCGTTATCGTTTTTCTTGTGCGAGGTGGAACATCTCGCACGGTTTCTTCATCAACCATCAACTCATAAATTCTGATGCTGTTATCACCGTTTGATACGTCATCAAATACCTGAAAAAGAAAACTCATGAACTGCTCATAAGTGACGCTAGGTTCAACATACCCACCAGTAACCTCAATTAACGGTGTTAGCCCTGAATTATCTGCTAAAGAAACGCAGTCCAACTTATCCAAACGGAAAAAGTAATTACCGCAAGGCGTTCTTTTGTCCTTAATCCGTATAAATACATTTGATAACGCTGTATGACTATCTGAGAGCTTAAAGATTTTTGCCGTGTCCATTTTATTCAGCCCTGTAAGTTGCTTATGATGGATTGCCCAGACCCAACCACATTAACCACCCTTCCCTAATTTCCTTGGGACGACTCTCATACGCCATTTTCATTCCGTTGTTCCAGGCTGGGAGGTAGACCCAGTACTCACCTGCCCGCCCTGAAGTTGATTGCGGATCAGTCATCTCAACTACGGGTAGCTTTCCTTTTTCAATCATTCCCCTTACTGCTGCCGGTGTTTTGCCGATCAGTTTTGCAAACTCCTGGTACGGGACAGCATCACTAATACTGACAACTTGTTTGCTCATCTGCTAACCTCGTATCTAGATCTAACCAATGGGTTTCAAAGTTCTTTAATGGGCTTTGATGCACATTGACAACATCTAAAACCACATTAGAGAGTTTCGATAATATTAGAGGATCTTGATAACATGTCAACGCCCATAAGCGAAAAACTAGCGTTAGTTCGTGAGTCTGAGCGACTAAACCGGAAGCAATTCGCTGAAATAACAGGAGTTCCTTACAGTTCTCTAACTTATTATGAGAGCGGAAGAACTACGCCCCCCACTGACGTAACAATGAAAATTCTCCAGCACCCCAGATTTAGCAAATACACGTTGTGGTTTATGACCGATCAGGTTGCTCCCGAAGCCGGTCAGATAGCACCGGCCCTCGCACACTTTGGGCAAGATGTAACAACATCGCAGCACTCAGACCAAAAGATTGGTTAACCATTCACCAGGCGCATCTTTATTACAAAATTTGTTTACTTGTTGCCAAATACAACAAGCACAACAAGTTTGTGAAATCTAAGCGCAAGGGAAAATTAACAGCAGCAAAGAAAACACAACCTAGCACCATTCATTTGGGGGTCTTATGACAATTAAGAAACTCGATGATGGTCGTTATGAAGTGGACATCAGACCTGCAGGGCGCAACGGAAAGCGCATCCGCAGGAAATTTGACAAGAAAAGTGAGGCTGTAGCTTTTGAGAAACACACTCAATACAACCATCACGATAAAGAATGGTTGGCTAAACCGACAGATAAGCGGCATCTGTCTGAATTAACGAAAGTCTGGTGGGATCTGAAAGGCAAGCATGAAGAACACGGAAAATCTAATTTGGGTAAGATTGAAATCTTTACCCGGATCACTGATGACCCTTGCGCGTTCCAGATAACCAAAGCGCTTATTAGCCAGTACAGCATGACTCGCAGAGGGCAAGGCATAAAACCGGCCAGTATTAACCGCGATCTTACCTGCCTGAGTGGTATGTTTACTGCGCTAATTGATGCGGAATTGTTCTTTGGTGAACATCCTTTCAGAGGGATGAAAAAGCTCAAGGAGCAGAAACCAGAAACCGGCTATCTGACGCAGGAAGAAATAACATTGTTGCTTGCCAATCTTGACGGGGACAACAAGAAAATCGCGATTCTCTGTTTAAGTACCGGCGCTCGATGGGGTGAGGCCGCGAAACTGAAAGCTGAGAACGTAATACAGAATCGGGTGACGTTCGTTAAAACAAAGACGAACAAACCGCGTACTGTCCCTATCTCTGAGGAAGTGGCTGTAATGATTGCGGGTAAAGGTTATCTGTTCCCTGATGCCTCATACCCGAAGTTCAGGCGAACAATGAAAGATGTAAAACCAGATCTACCGGACGGGCGTAAGCGTACAGCCTGAACCGTCTGGTCAGAATCTGACGAATTAGACAAAGTGGT